GTGCAGAGCGCGGCGTTGTATGCCTCTTCGGACTTTTCGTAGGGCAACTGACCGGTGCGCATTTTCTCGTCAAGGTCCGTGGCGATGGTCTTGATCTGCGACTCGCGGTCGATAAGCGCGTTACTGGCCTTCACCCTGGCAAGGGCCTGGTCTTCCTTGTTGATGTTGTCCAGCACGCCCAACGCCGCGCTCTGCACGGTGCTGGCGACCTGTTGCGCGGCCTGGGCCTGTCCACGGTTGTCCATGGTGACAACGCGGTTCTGCGGTGCATCTGGTACGGCGCGTGCCTGCGCGAAATTGCCCAGCGGAATCTGTGCCATCAGGCATTCCCCCCAACACTTGGAACGGTTGCGTTCTTACCGGCGGCGGATGCCTTCCACGCCATACCGGCTTGAGCGCCAGCAGATAGAACAGTCCCGATGGACTGGGCATTGGCATTGCCGCGCGCCTGTTGGCCTGCCAGCGTGTAGTTGCTGGCGTCGACGTATCCACGGGCACGCTGGTTCTTGCCGTTGAAGATTGTCAGCGCCGCGTCTTCCTCGGCGTTACCGATGATCTGCTCGTTGATGTTGATCGCGGTGCCGGCGCCGGTCTCAACACCGGAGGCTGCCAGGGCGGCATTGGCTTCGCTGGCCTGGTTACGCGCCAGGCGGCGGATACGATCGGCCTGCACCACGGCAGCACTGGCGGCTGTATCGGCATCGGCCTGGGCCTGATCGGATTGGGCGTTAGCATTGAGCTGAGCTTGCTTGCCCGATTGCTGGGTGGAATACACCGAGTACACGGTGGCCGCTGCCATTGCCGCATAAGCGGCCATCCCCACTGCTCCTACTGCCATGTCAGATCTCCATCATCAAAAGCGGGCCGATGTTGCGCAGCCCTTGGGATTCATAAAGCCGGGTGGTTCCCTCAACGCTGACCCCGGTGCCGATGCCCATGTAAATCTGCTTCGCCCCCTTGATCCTTGCCCACTCTTTGAACGTCTGGATCAGGCGCACAGCGATCACGCCATTGCGCTTTGACGGTTCGACGAAGATGGAATAGTCGTAGGCGATCAAGTCGTTGCTGAACCATTGTTCAGTCACGGCGCCAGCCATGCCGCCAACCACCTCGCCGCGCACCTCGGCAACGAACACAACGCCCTGCCCGTTGATCAGCTCATGCAGGAATGCGGCCGACTTGTCAGGGCAGAAGTTCATGGTCGAGTAGCTGCTGGTAGCGTGCAGCAGGGTTCCCAGCTCGATCAGCCGGGGAACATCGGAGTGCTTGGCGGGCCTGATCATGGGAACCTCAGTCGTTGATTGTGATTTTTTTAATGACGTTGAGCAGGTGAAACGGCAAAGGCTGGTCCTGCATGATTTCCAGCGTTGCCTCGCCGCGCTCCCACCCCAGGTTCTCCAGGCGCTTGACGCCCACGAAGTTATCCGGCGGCTGGTCCAGCACGCCTTCGCCCAGGTTGCGGAAGCTGATGGTTTGCGCGACACCCTTGCCTTTCACCTTGCAGCCGGTGGTATCGAGGAATCGCAACGAAACCTCGCCAATACGCATGCTGTTGCCCTGTGAGCTGCCAGTGTTACCGGCTGCCTCGGGGGTCAGGGTCTTGATCAGTGTTTTGAAGTTCAGGCCGATCGATGTCTCTTTGGCGTTGCGCGGGATTGTTACCTGTCCACCCACTACCTGCTGCTGCTGCATCACAACGCCGTCGGCGACGATGTCGACCATCTTCCCTTCCAGGTGCGACAGCCCTCCCCACACGGTCTTACCGGTGGCGTCGGTGGCATTCACACCGGAGTCCACGCGTACGCCGGCTGTAAACCGCTCGATGTAGCGCACGTTCTGACCGTTGATGGTGCGGCGCACCAGCACCCACACCTGGTCGCCGGACGCGGTAGGAATCGCAGCAGCCGACTCGTATGCGCCATCGGTGATTTGGCGGGCCCAGCCGATAACGTCCTGGTCTCGGTCCACGGTCATGGTCGCCATGACGCCATCGGCCCGGACCATATACAGGATCGACTCGGGCTCCTGCTGGTAGGCCATGTCGACGATGCCGGACTTGGTTGCATGCTCAGCCAGCACGGACATATCGGGCGAGCCGAAGGTGTCGGAGTCGTACTTGTAGGCCATGGCACGCAGCTTGCGGCCGGCGCGCTGGATGAAATACAGCTCGTTGCCGATGCGCACCGGGCGCACCTTGTTGCAACCATAGACCGACGGGTTTTTGGCGCGGATGTTGGTCGGCGTGATTGCCTTTTCCACACCGCCGCTCACGGTGAACTCGCCGCCGTAGGTCAGCGGGATCAGGGCATTGATCTGGCCGATGTGCAGAATCGGATTGATCTGGTCAGACGACAGGTTGTACGAGATGGCGTCATCGTCCTTGGTGCCCAGTTCGAAGTTCAGGTACTCACCAGTGCGGGACTCCCAGATGGTTTGTGGGAAGTTCGGCGAGCCGCCCAGAGCAAGACGCTGTTCGTACAGGGTGCCGGTGCCTGGATAGCCGTCGATGTCGTTCCAGACAGACGCCTCAAGCGACCAGGCGTTGGCCGGTGATGCAACTGCGGATGTCGGGGCAGACCGGATGATCCCCGAAGCCGCTGTAGGGCTTGTATAGGTCACAACCTCAAGCAGCCCGCCGTTGATCTTGACGAACTTGCCCACGTCGGTGGCGCGCCAGCCAGCGGCGCCCAGCGTCATGCTGACGGATGCCCCCACGGGAGTAGCGGCGCTCAGCGTGTTGGTGGTCTGCGGCGACCCCTTCAACGACCAAGTAGGCCGGGTTGTCGCACTGAATGCGTTGGTCACCTCGACGGTTGCCACGGTTGCGCTGGTCACCGCGGTGATCTTGGCCACGCCACCGCCGGACCAGATTTCGCGCCCAACGTCAGCGGCAAGGAATGCAGCTTCGGACGCCGTCACGGTACGACCGGTGCCCACCGCCGGGTTGTCGATGGTGATCGCGGTCAGGAAGTCGATGCCCTTCTCGTCGAACGGCTTGGTTACGAACGGGGCCGGGGCCAGGCTCCACTCGGTATTGGTGATACGGCGAAGGCGGTAGACGGGCACCGTGTTGCAGAAGATGAACATGGTGTCGGCGCCCTGCACATAATCCAGGCGGTCGAGGATCGTGTGGGCGTACGGACTGGGCAGCTCGATCCCGCTGTAGGTGCCGTCGGCGAAGTGGATGCGCACGTACAGGTCACCCATTTCAACCATGTACGCCTGGGCCGCGTTGAACACGTACGGAACGAGGCGGCAGTTTTTATCCGGGTACTTGGCAGGGGAACACATCAGAGTGCCATCGCGGCGCACACAGCCGCCGTGGATGACGGGCCAGGCGTTCTGGATGATCTCGGCGCCGTTCTGATACCGGGCAATGTCGACTCGCCCCAGCATTCGGGGGGAAACCTCCCCGGCGGTAAAGTTCGTTTGGTTCAGCGTCAGGCGAGGCATTACCAGTAACTCCCGAAGCGCGCGGCGTACAGTCGTTCATCGCCCAGGGTCTGCGGCGGATCTTCCTGGCCATCGACGGCGCGGGCGCGGCGCAGGGATGTCTCCAGCTTCTGCTCCATGGTTTGCTGCATCGAGGCCGATTGCGTCACCGGGTAAGCCATCGCGGCGGCCATGGCCAGGGTGACCAGCTTCACCAAGTGAGCATCCCAGGTGTTTTCCACCTCGTTGCGGAACACGTAGCGCAACTCAAGCACCGTGGTGTTCGCCTGGATCGTGCGGCCCTCGACCAAGTAATCGATCTGGCAACCATTGGCGCCAACCTCCAGCACCCGCGAGAAGTCAGCCGGAAGCTCAAAGGACTGGGAGTAACCGAAAGCAGGGGCAACAGCATCAGGCGCCAGCACAGCGCGTTTGACGCAGCAGTTCCACGGATGGGCGCGCAACATGTCATCACGGACGGTCGGGTACAGGTTCGCGCACAGCTTCGCCCGGTCAAGGTTCTCCTGATCGGCAAAGTCGTTGATGGTCTGAGCCCCAAGCATCAGTAGCGCGTTGGAGCAGATCGATACACCTGTGGCCATTGTCATCCCAACCTCCAGATAAAAAGACCGGGGCACACGGCCCCGGTAAATTGTTGCCGTCCATGGCGGCCCGTGAAATCAGTTCTGGCCGGCGTAGAAGGCCACCAAGGTCAGCACCTGGCCGGCCAGCAGTGCGGCGCCTGCCACGACAGAGCGCAGTTCACTGGTGTCGGTTGCGTCACCTGGCTTGGTCACGCTCACTTCAAACAGCGCGCCGTTGGTGAACTGGGCTTCGGCCGGCAGCTTGGCAGCGGACGCGGCAGACGATGCAGCCATGTACCGAGCCGGAGTCACGGCATCGCCCAGGTTGATGGTGGACGACGCGGTGCCGGCGGCGCAGAAGATGGCGGTGCCTGGCATCAGGCGAGCGCCGAAGGGCAGATAGCCCCACGAAATCACGTCGCCGATGGCCACACCACCAACTGGCACGGTGTAAGTACTGATGAAGGTCTGGATGTCCGCACCTTGCAGGTTCGGTTTAACCAGGGTTTGCGGGTAAGCCACTCGGGCTGCCGCGAGACTTGCGAGAACGGTTGCCATGTTTAAAGCTCCTGAATCAATGAGTTGGGTTGTGAAGCGCCTGGCTTATGGCTCAAGGCAGGCGATCTCCACGACTTTCTCTTCTTCGACCCGGACGGAGCCGATAGACATCTTGGCGTAGATGCGGACGTTGAAGCCCTTGCCTGGATCTTCGCCAACCTTGGTCATGATGTCCGCGCCCTTGCCCAGGGTTACGCCGGACTTGGCGTAGGCGTACAGGAAGCGAGTGGTCGATACCTTCGGGCAGCGCTCGGTAGGAATCCAGTTGAAGCCCATCCACTTGCCGCGCACGCTGCCTTCACGCAGGAACTGGCCGGCGAGGTAGTCGGTGCTGGTCAGGGTGGTGTCAGCCAGGATCTGTGCAGCGGCCGCAGCGTTGTAGAGCATGTACAGCTCTTCGCCCGCTTCCTCGTCCGCTTCGTTGGTGCGGAACAGGGTTTTGGCCTGGATGATCTTGGCCTTGGTCAGGTTGGTGCCGCCGACGGCGATCTTCTGCGCGGTAGGCAGGATGATATTGCCGCTGGTGGAGCGCGAGTTGCCGCCCAACGAGCTGATGATTACGTCGTCCTTGGCACGGTTCAGCGAGGCAACCATGGCCTTGACGTAGTCCGAAGTCGGGTCAACCAACATACGGATCTTGTCCTGGTCATCGACCATGTCGCCGTCTTCCCAGTCGTAGAGGTCGACGTAGCGGGTCGAGTGCGGTTGATCGTTGATCGGGGTGTCGCCGTGGCGCTGGGTGCGGCGGGTAGCGGTACGCTGGCCCAGGCGGTTGATCGACTTGGACATACCGACGATGTTGGGCTCTGCGCAACAG